CAACACAGCTTCGGATGCTTATATTAAACAAGCTCGTTTAAATAATTTAGATGAAATTAAAAAAAGAAATAAAAAATTTGGCAATAAGGGAGAACACCCATGGGTACATCATTCAACAACCTTAATAGGAGACCCTAAGTTTAAAATAATACAAGATTATATTGGGTCGACAGCATGGAATCTTTTAGATGGTCAAGGGTTTGATTTGACTAATTATTCTATATTCGTTACCGAATTATGGGTTCAAGAGTTTTCTAAAAATGGAGGAGGTCATCATACTTTGCACACCCATTGGAATGGGCATATCTCCGGATTCTTTTTTCTTAAAGCCAGTGAAAAAACATCTCTACCTGTCTTCGAAGATCCTCGAAATGGTCGTATGATGAATTTACTTCCTCAAAAAGATCCATCTAAAATAACTCAGGCTTCTCACCAAGTTAACTATCAAGTTAAACCAGGACGTTTAATTTTTTTTAATTCTTTTATGCCACACATGTATTCCGTTGATAGTGGGTATGAACCTTTCCGTTTTATCCATTTTAATATACAAGCTATACCTAATAGTGTATTAGGTATTCCATATAAACCTGCGTGGGGGCAGAGACAAAAAAATGAAAACAAAAAGTAAGATAGTGCATTTACCAAACACAACACAGAATGCTTATATAAAAACAGTTTTAGGACAACACCCTAAAAAGCTTCCCAATGATTTTGTGGAAGTTTTAATTCAAGAAAAGAAAAAGGAGTTAATGAATGCCAAAAAGACCAAAGTTTAAAGACAATGCCCCTTATAAAATTATTAAAGGAGCTATTAATAAAGAGCTAGCCTCTTTCATTTATCGTTATTTTCAAAATAAAAGAAATGTAACACGGTTCTTTTTTGATACACGATGGATATCTCCCTACGCAGAAGAATGGGGAGTGTGGACTGATGAACAAATCCCTAACACTTATTCTCACTATGCAGATTTGGTAATGGAAACTCTTCTTGAAGGATTAAAAGAGAAAGTTGAAAAAGAAACAGGATTAAAACTTAATGAAACTTATTCTTATGCACGAATTTATAAGAAAGGAGATATTTTAAAACGTCATAAAGATCGTTATTCTTGTGAGGTTTCTACGACCCTGCATTTAGGTGGCGATAGCAAGTGGCCTCTCTATGTGGACCCTACCGGTAAGACCGGACAGGCTGGAGTTCCGGTGGAAATGGAACCTGGAGACATGGTTATTTATCAAGGTTGTGAATTGGAACATTGGAGAGAAGCTTACACAGGGGAAAATTATTGTCAGGTATTTCTTCATTATAATAATATAAAAAATAAAGAAGCTAAAGCTAACAAATATGATTCCCGTCCTTTGCTAGGATTACCAGCCTGGTTTAAGAATTTCCAGTTGCCTTCTAAGAAGAAATAAGGTATATTTAAGACTGGCGTGGGGGGTTCTTTCCACCACAAAGGTCTTCTGCGCCTACTTACAATCATATTGATATTCACATCATTCTAGTATAATTATAATCAAAGAGATTTTTATGCTACAAAAGATAGGCTTTTTACCTGGTTTCAATAAACAAGTTACACCCACAACTGCTGAAGGACAGTGGATTGCAGGGGATAATGTACGTTTTAGATATTCCACCCCTGAAAAAATTGGTGGATGGGCTCAATTAGGGGACGATTATTTAACCGGACCTGTTAGAGCGTTGCACCATTTTGTTGACAATACCGGAATTAAATACGCGGCCCTTGGAACAAATAGAATTCTTTATGTCTATTCTGGTGGTGTGTTTTACGATATTCATCCTTTAGTTAATCCCTCAGGTACTGCTATTACCAATGCCTTTAGTACTACTAATGGAGATGCAACAGTGACTCTTACTTTTAGTGGAGCTCATGGTTTTGTAGTGGGAGATATTATTTTATTTGGGGGCACCAGTACCTTTACTGCTATAACAGATTCTAATTTTGGAGCTTCAGATTTTTGTGATAAAAGATTTATGGTAACTACCGTTCCTACTACGACTACTCTCACGATTGAAATGCCAAGTAATGAAACAGGATCAGGAGCAAGTACTTCTGGTGGCATTACTTATTATAGATATTATCATGTAGGACCTGCTCAACAATTAGGAGGGTATGGTTTTGGAATTGGTCAATATGGAGGAACTGTATCTGGGGAACTTACAACAACTTTAGATGGAGCTTTAGGAGATAATGTATATGGGACTGGAGGATCAGGAACTTCAATTACCCTAGCAGATGCTACAGGATTCCCATCTTCAGGAACATCTTATATTCAAGTAGGGACCGAAGAAATTTCATATACTGGAGTTTCAGGAAATGATTTAACTGGTATTACCAGAGCCGTTAGAAACACCACTCGGGCAGCTCACTCAGATGGAGCAACCGTAACCAACACGACTGATTATGTAGGTTGGGGTTCAGCAGCTTCTGGAGACTTTGTAATTTCACCAGGCTTATGGAGCCTAGATAACTATGGAACTAAATTAATTGCTTTAATTGTAAACGGAAGCTGCTTCGAATGGGATTCCGCAACTTCAAATGCTACAGCTGTTCGAGCAACAGCTATTAGTGGAGCACCGACTGCTTCAAGAGATGTACTAGTTTCCACACCCGATCGTCACTTAGTGTTCTTCGGAACTGAAACTACTATTGGAGATACAACAACTCAAGATAACATGTTTATTCGATTCTCTTCTCAAGAGGATATTAATACTTACACACCAACCGCAACGAATACCGCAGGTACACAAAGACTTGCCGATGGTTCTAAAATCATTGGAGCTTTAAGAGGTCGTGATGCCCTTTACATTTGGACCGATACTTCTTTATTCACTATGCGTTTTGTAGGTGCACCTTTTACATTTGCTTTTGACCAAGTAGGTACCAACTGCGGATTAATAGGAATGAATGCTTCCGTAGAAGTAGATGGTGCTGCATATTGGATGTCTGAGAATGGTTTCTTTAGATATTCTGGTAAATTAGAATCAATGGATTGTTTAGTCGAGGACTATGTTTATGATGATATTAATACAACTTCTAATCAATTAGTTTATTGTGGATTAAATAATTTGTTTGGAGAGATCATATGGTTTTATTGTACAGAAGGATCGGATGTAGTTAATCGAATGGTTTGTTATAACTATATTGATTCATCATCCCAACGAGGAATTTGGACGACAGGTTCTTTAAATAGAACAACGTGGGCAGACTCAGCTGTCTTTGGTAAGCCTCATGCTACTCATTATAATATTGATGGCACTCAAGCCTCAACTGAAAGCACTTTTGTGGGTGGTAATACAGAAGGGATTTCAACTTACTATGAACACGAAACTGGTAATAATCAAGTTAAAGGTGGAGCAGTTACTGCTATTACTTCTAATATAGAATCTGGAGATTTTGATATTACTCAAGATCAAAAACAAGGGGTAACGTTTAGAGGAGATGGTGAATACTTCATGTCAATCAGAAGATTTATCCCTGACTTCTTGACGCAGACCGGAACAACCCGTATAACATTATACTTAAGAGACTATCCGAATCAAAGTCAGGTTAGTTCAACTCTTGGTCCTTTTGATATTACATCTAGTACCACGAAACAGGATACAAGGGCTCGTGCAAGATCAGTGGCTTTGAAAGTTGAAAATACGGCTGTTAATCAAGATTGGAAACTAGGAACTTTTAGGTTAGATGTTCAAGCTGGAGGAAGAAGGTAATGCCTTTTAAATCAGAAAAACAAAGACGATACTTATGGGCCAACGAGCCAGAGATTGCTCGTGACTGGACCGATACTTATGGTAGTCGTATTCATAAAAATGAAGGTGGTATTATGCAAGGCGGAGTTAAAAACTATTTAGGTAAACAAAAGATGGTAAAGGCTCCTTTACATTGGCAGTCTTCTCCTGATCATCCTAAAACAGAATTAGCTTATATTACACAAGCAGAAAAAGATTTACTTGTTAAAAGAGATTTACACAATTCTTTAAACGGTGGAGTGAACCGAGGACCCGCAGGCATCATGAGTTTAAATGGATGGGGATCAGCTGATGACAGGCAAAATGTAGCAGGTGCTGATATTAGTGCGGGTATGGATAGCGATCCAGGGCATAAAGGATGGTCTACTGGAGTAGGAGCCAATCAAACTACACAAGGTCAACATGGAGGATGGGATACTCAAGCACAACATCAAGTGGCACAGAAACAAGCGATTAAAGATATGGGATGGAGAGGAAATAAACCGGGTCCTAGCATAGGAAACTTTGGTATTAATTTTTCAGGTCCAGGACAAAATTTTATGCGGAACCTTAACCCTTTCAGATGGGCCGGTGCTCTAATAGACAACCCTTTGGTTTCAGGAGCATGGGGTTTATTATCTTCTCCTTTTAGTGGGATGAGTAATTTACGTCAAGGAATGACCCAACAGGAATGGGAAGATGCTAGAAACGAGAGAATAAGAAACAAAAGAATTCAAAATATTTTAGGAAGAAAAGCTCCAATTACAGATATGACATTAAAAAATTTAACAAGACTCGGATACACAGGTGAGATGCCTGATGTTGGAAGTACTGGATTAAGTCGAGCTATTGCAA